AATTGAACGTATAAATCTATTGAAATAGAGTGTACAAAACATTCAAAACGACCCTTGTTTGTGCTATAATATATTGATATGTTTTATGGGTTGAAAACACCAGTAATTACAAGGTTTATTTAGTAATCGTCAATAAATCCGTCAAAAATTCTAGCCGAAAATTTTAGACACACTATCATGTGCCTTTAATCTCATTTCATCGGTATAGTGAATGTATGTGTTGATGACTGTATCAACAGTATCACCTAATAAGGATGCTACTGTTTTGATGTCTACACCATTAGCCAATAACCTTGTAGCATAGGTATGTCTTAAATCGTGGATAGAAGTATTTGGTAAATATCGTTTTATCATTACTGATACTGCACCAGTACCGCCAGTTGGATTGTTGAATAGGTATAATCCGCTGGTGGTATTTTTATATTCAAGTAGTATATCAATCAGTATTGGTGGTATGGGTATTTTCCTGTAACTGTTTTTTGTCTTTAGATTACGGATCGCATATGTACTTTCGCCACTATATGCGAATTGTTTATTCACATCAATAATAGCGTTATCTAAATCTATATCATCCCATGTAAGGCCTAAGATTTCGCCATACCTCATACCTGTATAAGCAGCAATGGAACACACGATATAGTATTTGTAGTTATGGCCTTTTAACGATGTTAATAGGTGTGTTACATCATCTTCATTTATAGCGTTGATTTTAGTTATTTGTGTTTTATGCAACCTCTTAATATTCTTACACGGACTACTATTAATAATTCTATACGGCGATACTGCATAAGCGAATACCTTTGTTATTATCGTGATGCACATATTCTTACTAGATATTGATTGTTGTAAATCATTAATTACTTTCCGAATTTGTATTTCAGAAATATCTTTTACTTTCATATTGAATAGCGTGTTGAATTTCTGAAATGCATTGTCATATGCTTTGAATGTAGAATATACATTTGCTTTGTTTTCATCTGTATATATCTTGTAAAACTTAATAAGCGTTATATCTTTTAGACTATCATCAAGCGGACTGGTGATAGTCTTTTTTAGGTTATCGACTATTTCTTGGCCGTAAAGTTTAGCCTCTCTTTGTGTGGCAAAACCCTGTTTAGATTTCTGTTTCCATTTGTAGCCGTCCTTGTAGCTAACAATAATCTGAAACCCCTTATCCTTTTTTCTGATAGTGAAATTGTATTGCATAATTCACCTCATATGATATGCGTATAAAAGTTTATACCCTCTACATCGTCAAATTGCCTTGCATGAGCCATACGCTCAATTAAATCAATGTGTGCCTGACTGTACATATCATCATTTAATATATGACCTATCTCATGTAGTATACCTTTACGTTGTACATCAATAGGTTTATCACTATTAACTAATATTGTATATGTTCCGTCATCATTTAGTTTTAATACCGCAGTTTGTGTTTTCCGTAGCTTTATATATATCAAATTGATGTTCATACTATCATCCCCTTTGTAGGGTTATTGTACAAAGTAGTATGTGTATAAAATTTCTCATACGTTAGTTGATTAATGATCTTAGATTGATATTAGAAAGACTACTTTCGATATCCATTAATTTAAAATTAATGCTATCTAAATATTGATTGATAGATGCTATGTTGCTTGTATTCGTTGCTACATTATCTTTTAATGCATCAATATCAGATAAGTCATGATTTGATAATTCCTGTTCGATTGTCTTAATCCTAGTATCAAAATTATTGATTGTACTATCAGCATCTAAATTAGCAACAGTGTTCGATAGTCTATCTATCTTCATTGTTAGATTATAGGTATAAGCTGCTTGACCTATAACAACTAAAATTAGAATGATTAATAGTGCATATCCTTTTTTATTCATAGTAAATTCCTTTTTATAATTGGTTTTATCGTGGGTAATTAAAATACATATGATAAGATTTATAGAATATATACATTGCTACTTGATATGAGGGAGAAAAAAGTATCGCTTTACCTGCGATGGAATTATCAAATTGATGTGATAATGGTTTGGAACTAAGCATATTACCATTAAAGTCATAAAAAACAAATGTATTAGCTTTCCATCTTACTCCAGTATCATTCGATACCTCTTTAACTATCTCATCTACATCCTTATATTTATGGGACAGTTTTTCTATACTTCTTTCGTAATTGTAAAAAGAGGTTTGATTTGTTTCTACAATAATGTTTCGGTCATACCACACTGAATATATAGTAGCGTTAATAGCGTAATAAGGCGGATTATATCTTGTTACAGAAATTGCTGAATTATCTACGTATGCTTCACGTGTTTCGTCCGAGTATACTAATTTGAATTGACTTGGATTATTACGGATTTCATTTATAGAAATTGCATTGATATGTAACGGAATAAGGATCATGCAAATTAAAATTATCAACCTATTCATAGTTATTTGCCCTCTCTCTTTTTTAACATTTCAATTGTATTAAGAACAAAATCTATATCATCTTTTGACATGTCTTTACTAGCATCGAATAGTATGCGTAAATCTGGATTATCTTTAATCGCTTGTGCATATTCCGATACAGATGGATCTAAATAATATGGTTCTTCAATTTCATCTTTTCCATATAGCGTATCAATATTTATATTAAAATAATCAGCTATGGCTTCTAATATTTCAAAACTAGGTTTTCTTCTACCTTGCTCATACATACCTACTAGACTAGGTGATACATCTATATAGCTTGCCAATTCTTTTTGAGATATTCCTTTGGATTTTCTTAATTCCATCAACCTTTTAGCAAATGTCATTTTTTACACCGCCTTATATAAATATATACTTCTATGTTTTTATTATCACACAAAGTGAAGAAAATTTCAATAAAAACTACACTTTAAGTGTTGACATATTTTTGATTATGTACTACACTATTAGTGTAGCAAGAAGAGAGGTGATGAAATATTGAATACAGATATTATCGCTACACGATTAGTAGAATTAAGAAATTCAAAAAATTTAACACAAAATGAACTAGCAATTAAAGTTGGTGTAGCACCTACATCGATTGCCATGTATGAAGCAGGGAAGCGTATTCCACGTGATGAAGTAAAAATTAGATTGGCAAAAGTATTTGGGAAATCAGTGCAGTCAATTTTTTTTGCTAAGTAATTACACTTAGAGTGTAGGAAAGGACAAAATGCTAGTACAAAATCAAAAAGATTTAAGGGTAGCAAATCGAATGTACGGACGAAAATTACCTACATTCGGATGGGCTGGCCGTAACGATGAGTACGCACAATACTGGCGAAAACTCATCAAGGCTAAATGGCCTAAACGTAATCAATCAAGATGGAATAAGAAAGTCATTCTATCTTGGGTGAAACTGGCACGTAAGGCAGATATTCATGCAAGGAATGAAAGGAGATACAAAAATGTTTATCAACAATAAGTTTAAAGAAGCCATTGCTTGCGCTGGTATGAAAATCAGAGAAGATCACTATGACTACATCGAAACAATATTTGATGAAATTACACCTTATGGGTGGGAATGTCATTGTGAAGATGCTCAACGAATGGAATGTGAAAACACATCTGAGGTGTTAAAGCGAAGATTTGGGCGACTTAATAATCATAGAGCGTATGGTTTTTGTTTTAACCCAACATTGTAATGAGGTGATGTATGGAAAGCCTTGTATATACGGCTAACCAAGTAGCGGAATTGTTTCAAATTTCGATTTCCGCAGTATACGACCTAAGAAACAAAGGCAAGTTAAAACAACTACCGAATGTAAGCGGTGTAAGGTTTAGTAAAAAAGAGGTCGAGGCACTAGCAGGAGTTGAAAGCGAATACTCGGCTATTGGTTACAGAAAATTAAAAAATGAAGTGGAAACACTAAGAGAAGAAAACAATCGTTTGAAAAGTGAAATTAAAAAAATCACCAGCCAAATGCTAGTGATTGTAGGTAATGAATTATGAAATTGATTTGGATATTAAGAACAATAGCATTCCTAATGATAATAGGAACAGTAGGTTCTGTAGAAATCGATAGAATTGATTTTTACACAGCATTTTTACAAATATCATTGGGGTTGACCCTACTCATCCTTTCAAATTTCTGGGTGAGAGAAATAAAAAAGCACGCTAGGCCGTAGGAAAGCAAGCGTGCTAGTAGAGAGTATGTCTTATATCTCTACTTGTATTTTAACACAGAGTATAAGGAGAAACAAAATATATGGAAACAGTTGATGTAATCGTACAACCAGCAATCGAACCACAAGTGATTGATAGCAATTTAACTATGACATGGAATAACGCAGAACTTGCGAAGTACCTTGAAGAGAAATTAGAAAAATACAACGGATTAGTTGTAACGGAAGATAATCTAAAAGAAATGAAATCTGTATTGAAAGAGATTGTTTCTATCCGTACTAAGCTAACACGATTTGGTGCTGATAAAAAACGTGAATTAAAAATTCCGTATAATACATTCACTGCAGAACTAGAACAAGTACTTGCAGTTGTAAGTAGAGTTGAAAACCCTATCGCAAATCAAATCAATGAATTTGAACAACAAGAAATGTTAAAACGTAGGGACACAGTCATCGCCATGATGAATGACAAGGTACAAGCATTGGGGATTAGAGACGAATACAAAATAAGAATTGTACCTAATCACAAATGGTGGGAAAACAAAACCGCCAAAATGTCAGATGTTGCACTAGCTATTGATGAAATGGTTAAAAACGTTTTAGAACAGCAACAAAACGATGATGATCTAAAGCGTATGCAGGCTGAAAAAGTAGAAATGATTAAGATGAAAATTGATTTATTTAATCAAAACTACGCACTAGATACACCTATCCAATACGAAGAAATTAAGTATCGTGTTGATGATATTCCGTTCGGTGAATTGGATAATGTACTTTCCAATGAATTTGAAAAGCGACTTGAAATTGAAATGAAAGCGAAAGAACCTCAACAAACTGAACCAATATTCACAGAACAACCACAAGTAACAGAGGAAATTAAAGAGGAAGTAAAAACAGTAACATATGTTGTCAAAAATATTAACGAAAGACAACGAAAGGTAATCAATGATTTGTTGATTAAATTAGGTATTGAATGGAGCGAAATTTAATGAATAGAAGTGAAACCATAACAGCAATAGCAAAAGCATTAGCGAAATTCCAATCAGAAGTATCTGACCCAAACAGAACAAAAGAAAATGCATTTCTAAAATCAAAATATGTAACGCTAGATAGTTTACTACAGGCTGTTAGACCTGTATTAGCAAATAATGGATTGTCTTTTCTACAAGTACCTTTTACAGGTGCTGATGTAGTATCTGTAACCACCATGTTATTACATGAAAGCGGTGAATGGTTGGAAAGCGACCCTTTCACGCTACCATTGATGAAAAAAGACCCTCAAGGTGTTGGCAGCGTTGTAACATATGCACGAAGATATTCCTTATCCTCTATTTTGGGTGTGGCTTGGGATGAAGATGATGATGCACAAAGTAATAATGAAACGGATTTAACAAAACAAATACTACATGAAGTAACAGAACTTGTAAAAGTAAAAGATATTCCAAATGAAACAGTATCATCTTACATAAAAACAACTTTCAATAAACCATCTTCAAAACTGTTAGACCTAACAGAGTTAAAGCAAGTTAAATCTTGGTTAATGTCGCTATGAAATGGAGCGTAAAAGGTATCGAACTGTTACGTTCGCCACTCGGTGTAATGGTAGTAATACCAGCACCACATGACAATGATCTAGCGAAATTAGATAAAGACAAAGAATACGTGATTGAAATCAAAAAGAAATCAAAATCACGCAGTATGAACGCTAATGCTTATTGCTGGGTTCTATGTCAAAAGATAGCGGAAGTCATGAGCGGTCATTCGTATACATCTAAAGAGGATGTATACCGAAAAGCAATCAAAGATTGTAGCCATTTTAGTTATGTACCAGTACGTGAGGATGCCATAGAGAGATACATTCAAATATGGCAAGCACACGGAATAGGGTGGATAGCCGAAGATGCTGGCGAATGTAAAAACCTAAAAGGTTATCACAATGTAATGTGCTACCACGGCAGCAGCGTATATAACACAAAAGAAATGGCAAGGCTTATTGATTGTCTAACAGATGAATGTGAACAATTAGGTATTCAGTTAGAACCTAGTGAGTACATTCAATCACTCATAGAGGGGTGGGATAGTGAACAACAGAAAGAAAAGGGATAACAAATTATATGCAATAACACGAAAACAAGCCTATGAACGTGATAACGGACAATGCGTTATATGTGGCTACAGGGCTGAACAATGCCACCACATAGTGTTCCGTTCGCAAGGCGGTTTAAGTGAATTGAGAAATCTAGCTTGCTTGTGTATGCAATGCCACAATCAAGCACATGGAGTGTTCGCAAAAGAGATACGCAAGCACTTGTTAGAGGAAGTAGAAAAGAGGACTGACGAATATGAACGAATTAATCATGATTAGAGCATTTGTTGTAAATAGAATGGCGTATTATCAACAAGACCAAGCTGATAAAACATTTAATAGTCGAATAATCAGCGAATTAAATGCAATCCATGCAATGGTTGATAGCGTACTAGAGGCTGATGTGGAAACTGATAATCACGTGTTGAATTTGCTGGCAAATATTGCAACTGCTTATAAACCTAATCTTACAGATGAAATCGAACGCAAATTGAATGAGGACTAGCTTATGGCTGAACGAAGAATGATGGCAAAATCTGTCATTGATACAGATGCATTCTTGGATATGCCAGCAAGCACTCAAAATCTGTACTTCCATATGTTACTAAGAGCCGATGATGATGGATTTATTGCAAGTCCTAAAGGGATATTAAGAATAATCGGTGCTAGCGATGATGATTTAAAACTTTTACTAGCGAAACAATACCTTTTCAGATTTGAAAGTGGTGTTGTTGTAATCAAAGATTGGAAGATACATAACTACATTCAAAGTGATCGTTATAAGCCAAGTTTACAGCCAGAACGAGAGTTACTGACCATCACTGCTAATAAGGAATACACACTGACTAACAGTGATGTATCCAATATGGATACAGAATGTATACAAAATGTATCCATAGGTAAGGTTAGGTTAGGTAAGGTTAGGTAAGGTTAGGTTAGAATAATATGTCGAGTAAACTCGACTGCACGGATGAAATTATTCAACACCTTAACATGCGTGCTGGTACTAAATATAAAAGTAATACCGCTAAAACAAAACAATTAATCAATGCAAGATTAAATGAAGGTTTTACACTTGAAGATTTTAAAACAGTCATTGATAAAAAGTCCGTTGAATGGTGCGGTACTGAATTTGAAAAATTCCTAAGACCTAATACGCTATTTGGAACTAAGTTTGAATCATATCTAAATCAGAATGTTGTTAAGCCAAAAAGCAAAAAAGGCGATGCAATTGATGCGGTTAAAGATTTGTACATTAAATATGGTGGTGATAATGGTGAACAAGAAACAACAGATAGTGAAGATACTATCGACATTACAGCTAGCGTACAGTACTGATTTATCAATAGAACGATTAGAAATGTATGTAGAAATGTTGGCGGATATCAATCCAGTTACATTAGAACAAGCGATAAAAAATATAGTTAAGACAAGAAAATTCTTACCTACTATAGCTGAAATCAGAGAGGAATGTTCCGCATTAAGTGCATATGTGAATATGCATGATGAAGTGGAAACCGCACAAACTGCATGGGAGAAAGTAATCAAAGTAGCAGGCACTTATGGCTATGACAATGGAAAGGAGCATTTAGAGGGTATTACCTTACAAGCTGCAAAACCTATATGGTCATCATTCGACCCTAGAATGGGCCATGAATATAATGAGGCAAGTTGCAGGGCACAGTTTATTAAATGTTATGAGCAATTAATAGATCGTGAGAAACACCGCCAACGCATGGCAAATTCAATAAAGGATAATCACCTATTATTGAAAGCACGAGAAAAGGCGGAACATGAAAAATCATTGATAAGTGCAGGGCAAAAGCAAATTGAAATGACACGTACAGGAAACTTGGTAGAGGTGGCAAAAGAACCAGTAGATGTAACAGAAATAATCAACAAAAGCAAAATATCTGATAAAGGGAAAGCGTTATTAAAACAGGCTATAGGTGGATAGATGAAACAAAAACCAAAGGAATTTGAAGTGAGTTGTAAAGTATCATTCGATGTTAGTTTTACAGTACTGGCTACAAATGAGGCACAAGCAAGAACCAAGATTGAAAACTTGCTTGAAATCATGCGTGATGAGGCAACAGTCGATTGCCACATTCATCCTAGCTACGATGTGTTTATTGATGACGTAGAGGCTGAACTAAACCAGCTTAGTTATTGGTAAGGGGAATAAATGTTAAGCAAAAAACACAAGATGGCAATCCTAATCGAAATACCACTCAATGTGGAAACTGAGCAGGAAGCAACAGAGCAAATGTCAATGTTAATGAAAGCGAACGCAAAAGAGTTTGAGTGTATGCATGACATGATAAGAACATACAAAGGCAAGATTAATATTGAAAGGAAATTGATATGAACACAGTACAGATTTTAGGGAATTTAGCACGTGATCCAGAATTACGTTTTACAAAAACAGGAAGAGCAGTAGCAACTTTTACAGTAGCAGCGACTAACACATATATTGATAGTGCAACGAATGAAACAAAAGAACAAACTGCTTTTATCAATTGCGTAGTATGGGGAAAAACAGGTGAATCTGTTGGTAATTGCAAGAAAGGAGAAAGGCTACTCGTAAATGGCCGTATTCAAACTCGGTCTTACGATACGCAAGATGGACAGAAACGCTACGTAACCGAAGTAGTAGCCGATTTTGTTGGTAGAAAGCTAGACAGTGAATTTGATAGCGGTAGTAACTTTGATAGTTTTGAACAACCGCAAAATGAAAACATTCCGTTCTAGGTAGTTATTTTTTACTTAAATAAAATTATTGCAATAAAAGAGCATATCAAGAAAGGAATTTCAAAATGACAGTACGTGAATTGATTGAGTATTTAGAAAAATGTGACCAAGAACAAGAGTGTTGTATCGATGCAAACAAAACACTTTATGAGATTGAATATGTTGATAATTTGTATGATGGATTTGGAATAAATATTGTTGCTGGATTGGAAAAAGAAGAAGAGGAATAACAATGCTGGTTGAAGATAAAACAAAATATTGCTGGGTAGACGATGAAATAGCAAGTGAACCACAAGGCAGTATTAAAGATGCCATCGCAGATTATGTAGATAATGAATATAACTATGGTGATTTTGATGCTTTAAGTCGAGAAGAATTATTGCAAACAACAATAGAAATAGGTCATCCATACCGATATGTACCTGAGATAGATGGTGAGCGAGTTATTTGGAATGTGCTTGATTACGACTTAGATGATGAAATCGAAGAATGGTCAGACGAGTACATGAAAGATGTTAAAAACGAACACATGGATGAATTAAGCGAAGAACTAACAAAAGTATTCCAAGCGTGGGAAAAACGTCATGGGTACGATCTCAAATCTTGGGTTGTACAAGAAACAAAACCATATCGTATTGGTGATTACATTGATAAATAGGGATATGGGTTATGAAAGTACCATGTAAGGGATGTGAATACAGAAATGTAGGTTGTCATGGAAAATGTACCGCCTACCAATCGTATAAACAGGAAAAGAAACAACAATTTGATAATGCAGTAATGAGAAATGACATTACAGCATACATAGGGGATAACGTGATGAGAATAAGAAAGTGCAATCGTAATAAGAAATACGGATGCACAGTAAATGATTAGAGGTTAGAAAATGTACATAAACAAATGTTAGAAATGGGAAAGGTGAGAAAGCTTTTAATTGTGGCAGATGGGATTTTAGTAATACTATTTCTTATCACTACTTTTTCATTTGCATTAGCACTTGTGCTATGGCTAGTTGGAATTTTGGGTGTGAGTATATGGTCGGTGGCTAAAACATTTTTAGCTATGGTGATAAGTTTTGTATTAGCTTTTTTACTTGAAGAGTTAATGAAAAAGTTAGATGTGTAGGGGGGATGATCGTTGCCAATAAACAGCAAGCAAAAAGGAGCAAGAGGTGAACGTGAATTTGCTAGTCTATGTAAGGAACATGGATTTGATGTAAGACGAACGCAACAATATTGTGGAAATACAGGTGATGCCAGCGATTGTGTTGGGCTACCTAATATCCACATTGAAGTAAAGCGTGTGCAAGCATTAAATATCGACAAAGCAATGGCACAAGCAATTCATGATAGCGAACATAAGAATGTGATGCCAATCGTGGCACATCGAAAGAATAATGCTAAATGGTTAATCACCATGAGGGCGGATGATTGGTTCGAAGTATATAAAGGAAGCAGGTATAGTGATGATACCTAATAATTGTCAAAACTGGTTAGCACTCGGTGCTTGCGTTTATTCTGAAATGAGTGTTAGCCAAGCACTACGGATACTTGGATTGGTGAACTACACAAAGGGAGTTAAACAAAATCACCGCAAGCCTATTGATGTAGGCAAAGCCATAGAGTTAAGAGAACAAGGAATGACATATCAGAAAATAGGCGAAATTATGAACGTATCTTTTACAACGATTAGAGAAAGACTAATAGAAATCGGATACAACGAGAGGTGAAAAAGTGAAAGTAAAGTTAATGAATGAGTACGCACAACTACCGACAAGAGGTAGTAAGGATGCAGCAGGATTAGATTTGTATTGCCCTTTCCATATCAAAGTACCTGCTGACAGTCAAAAGAAAATTCCACTAGGTTTAGCAGTAGAAATACCTAAAGGATATATGGGGCTATTAGTACCAAGAAGCAGTATGAGCAAAACACCTCTAAGATGTGCAAATAGCGTAGGAGTTATCGATGCAGATTATAGAGGGGAATTAAGCATTGCATATGAAAACATATCTTGTAGTGATTACATGATATTTAGAGGTGATCGCATCGCACAATTAATCATCGTACCAATCGCTATTGTAGATGTAGAAGAAGCACAAACACTCAGCGAAACAGAACGTGGCGATGGTGGATATGGTAGTACTGGCAAATAAAAAGACAGTAAATAGACAGAAAAGACAGTAGAAAGACAGAACGTAGACAGTAAAAGGAGAAAACAAATATGAATAAATTAGTATTAGCAACAATGATTATGGGTGTAATTGGTGGCAATGTGTTTGCAAATGGTGTAGTTACAGGCCCTGTAGAGCCTAACACGCAAGCACCAGTAGTAAGCGGTTACAATTCAGTAGCCGTAGGGGCAAATACAGTAGTTACAGGCACAAATACAATTGCAATTGGCCGTGATAATAAAGTAACAGGAAATGATAGCGTTGTAATTGGTGGTGGCAATGGAACAATTGAAGCTGATCAAGCAAGCGTAATTGGTTACAACAACTATGTAGGCAATAATAAAGAACAAACTGTATTGGGTGCTAACAATACTGTAGACAATCAAGGTGCAGTAGTAGTAGGCACACACAGTGTAGTGCGTGGTATTGATGCAGTAGTCATTGGTAACAATGCATCAGCACCTATTCAAAATTCCGTAGCGATTGGCACAAACAGTCAAACGGATAACCCTGTAGGTGTTCGACAAGTTGTATTGAATGGGGTAACTCACGTGTTCGCAGGTGAAAGCCCTAATAGCGTAGTATCCTTTGGCAGTAAGAAAAGTGATACATACAGTGGAATTAGTAACTACAATCGACAACTGCACAATGTAAGTGCGGGCCGTGTAGACCCTAGCAGTTTAGATGCGGTAAATGGCAGTCAGTTATTCGCAGCATATGACGAAATTGAAACAAACGGAACACACATTGCCAAACTTCAAAAAGATGTAAACTGTTTAGATAAACGAGTTACACGAAATACTACGAATATCTCTAATTTGACCTCTAAGGTGGATAACGGATTTACAACGATTAATAACACTCTAACCGCTACAAACGAGCGTGTAGGGCAAAATAGCCAAGCCATTTTGAACAATACGGATAGAATTAATAATCACGAAACACGAATTACAGATTTAGAGCGTAATACAGTGGGTCAAATCTCAAATGTGATGCATGAAGTAGCAAAAGCTGGTGCATCCAATGCAGCACTAAGTGCGTTGCACTACTTAGGCTACAATTCCGATGATAAATTAACATTTGCGGTAGGCTACGGACACTACAAAAACGCAAATGATGTAGCCCTCGGTATGTTCTATGCACCAACGGAACACGTTATGTTTAGCTTAGGTGCTACATTGGCCAACAAAATGATTAATGCAGGTGTATCTTTTAGACTTGGTAAAGGTAGTGAATATGAAACTAACCATAAAGGCAAAATCAAACAACTTGAGGAATTGGTAAATCAATTAGTAGCGGAAGTTGAAGAATTGAAAGCTGGTAAATAAATGTGTATACCGATTAGAACATATACAGGTGATATAGAAAACCTACAAACGAAAACACAAGACTTCAAAGCGATGGCTAATAGGGATGCAAAAGCTAATAGAAATGCATTTGGGTTTATGCAAGAGTTGTTTTTCAATGCGATCATGGGTGTATCGCTAGTAGTATTGATATTTGGGTTTGTGATTTTGATTAAAGTATTGGTTGGATAAGATACAGGCGGTGAAATATCCGCCTTATCACAAGAGGTGAATATGAGAATTTATCACGATATAAAAAGAGTAGGGTTACACGATACGACTTATATTTTGCAACGAGCCTTAACATTTGTTTATGAGGATTACTTATTTGAACCTGAAGTAGCGTTGAATATGAATAGGTTTATTGTTGTGTACAAGAGATCAGACATAAAAATATGTATTGAAGTATCGATGTATGAATTAGAGTATTTAAAAATTACATTAGAAGAATTTGTATTAAGAATAAAGAACAGAGTTATATCACAATACAGACATGAACTAGATAAACTCTATAATGGTGCGTTTAAATGATTGGCTATAGCGGATATACAGAACATTCTGATTATTACATAGCACCACATGATACATGGGAAAGTGCGTTTGAATTTCTAAAACAACTGGCTTGTGAAAGTGGCGATGATGAATTTTGCATCGGTGAGCTACATAAAGGAACAGTGTTAAAGTTGAAACAAGTTGAATGGTACAAATGGAATGAAGATAAAGGAGAATGGGTAGAGTATGATCACAGATAAACAAGGTAGAGAGTGGGTGCTACAAAAGTTATATGATGATGGGTGGCGGTATATAGCTGGTAGTTTAGATGACTATGTTTATATAACTCAAAGAGAACCAACTATAGTTAATGGTTTCTTTAGGAGTATCGGTCTTTGTGAAATATATAAACATATTGAGTTGAAAAGCGTGTTACCTAGTTTAGAATGTGGCGAGATAATGAACATTGCAGAAGAATTAGGTATTGTTGATTGGTCGAAAGTGGCGGTTGATACACCTATATTAGTTAGTTTTGATGGATGTAATTGGGTTAAAAAATATTTTGCTAAAGTACAAAACAATACAGTCTATGCTTTTGATAATGGCGCTACATCGTGGAGTGTTAGTAATGTGGAATATTGTGTTACTCCGTGGAAATACGCAAAACTAGCAGAGGTATAAACATATGGCTGAAAATTTAATTACAATTGGAATGATATTAGGTGTTTCGCCTTTTTTAGCAGCGATTTTAAGCGATGCCTTTGATACGTTTGAAGAGGGATGTGTACGAATGTTATACATACAGGCGATAATTGGTATTGTGTTAATTATCTTTGGTGCTGGTGTTATGTTGGGTGGTGAGTAATATTTGAATGAACCGACAAAGAGCGAAAAGAGATTAATCAGTAGTGCTAGAAAATACCTTGAGCCTGTAAAGACAGTTGATGAACAAATAAAGTCGATTGCAAAAGAAATAGAGCAACTACGATGCAATATTACATCAATTAGCGCTATCGATTACTCAAAAGATAGAGTGAGCGGTGGCGGTGTTCCATGTGGGTTAGAAAATAGCGTGGCAAGGTTTATCGATACAGAAAAAGAACAACGTAGACGGATTGATGAATTGAGCGAGTACAAGTGCGATGTAATCAACACGATCAATAGCCTAACAGAAGAAATAGGCGGTACAATGTTACGATATGAATACTTGCTCGGAATGTCAGCCAAACAAGCACATTCGGTTTTTGAAAACCAATTCAACGAAAGGCAGGCGATGAGATATAAAGAAAAAGCATTGATTGAAATAGGCAGGTTGAAATGTCAGTAAATGTCATGAAATGTCAGTAAATGTCAGTATAAACACCTAAAAACATATAGTAGAATATAAGGTGTAAGAGTTGCCAATGAGCAATTCTAAGAACTAAATAGCAATTGAGGTGCGGTTTTATATTTTGTATTTGAAAATCAACGAGTATTGTTTCTAAGTCATTACAATCTATATTATTTTCTAACTGCACCGCACCTCTTATATTGCATTTTGTAAACTAATACCGCACATATAATCCTTTCCAATATTGCAATAACAACCAACTATACGTTTCATGAGATAAAACCTTAAGCGAAAAAATGTTACATACTACAAACAACTGGCGGTATTAGTTTAGAGAGTGCAATTGCATATTGAAAACTAAAGCTATATGTTCCGTTGGGAACCGAGTATTGTGCGAGAGTTAGACAGAGTGAGCTAACCATGATTACAATTCATATACTCGTGTTGGCGAATAGCCAACTATATAACTTTGGTTTTGAATATACAATAAAAATAAATAAAACTATCACATAATGAGGTATATCCACGGCGATATATCTCATTTTTTGTATAAAGTTATCAAAAAAGGGAGAAATGATGACTGATATATTGTGTTGTAAGAGTAAATGCTTGAACAACAAGAAAGGGAAATGCACGGCTAATGTCATTGAGTATGACGGATTATGCCAAACATACATCACACAGGGGAACGCAAGAAAAAGTACATGTGGTTTGTGTGTTAGATCTAATGGGAAGCTAAAGCGGAAAGGTGGTGAAGTACTAAAATGATTAAAGCAATTAAACAATTCTTTAAGAATAGAGCGTTATTCAAAAAAGCTGCACAAGATTTAGATAACAAAGACCTGCAAGCGAAAGCAAAATATGCGTTTGAGCATAGAGACGATAACGTAATGAGCATTATTGATTGCCTAGCCATTGTGTGCGGTGTATTGATTATAGTCGGTATTGTGTGGTGCTTGATGTGAATTATCAACCAACGATAAAGAAACTACTCAAAGCATTACAAATGAATGGTAGGCGGTATGTAGTCGATGTAAGGCAATCATGGAGTAAGTTTGATAAGCCTTGCAAGGTGTATATCGTTAATCGAATGTACACAGAGGAAGAATACAAACTGACATTCCCTCATAAATACAAGAAAGGGAAAACGTTCAAGCAAGGACAACTCTATAAGAAAGAAAGTGAGTATAGCAGTACTAAGCAACATGAAGTACTGCTATTTTTAGTTAGAACATATAAAGGTGGTGATTGATATATGGCAGATGCTAACACCTTAACAGAAAGAGAACGTATATTTGCAGATGAGTATATCAAGACTACCAATGCAACACAGAGTGCAATTAAGGCTGGATATGCAGAAAAAAGTGCATCAAGTAAGGGAAGTCAGCTGTTAAGAAAAGTAAAGGTGCGTAAATACATAGATGACGTAATGGAAAAGCGAAGTAAAAACACAATCGCAACTGCTGATGAAGTGCTTGAGTACCTAACCAAGGTTATGAATGGCGAAGAAAAAGATGCATTCGGCTTGGATACCTCAATTGCAGATAGAACCAAAGCAGCCGAGTTGTTGGGTAAACGGCACATGCTATTTACTGATAAGGTGAAACTTGATGCAGAAATAGAGATTGATATTTCAGACCGCATGAAACAAGCAAGGGTGAAATCTGATGAAGTACAACAAGGCACAACTGATTGATGCGTTGGGTTCGTTTACGCATGATCCATTAGGATTTGTATATTTCGCATTTCCTTGGGGAGAAAAAGGAACACCGCTTGAAAACTTTGATGGCCCTGATGAATGGCAAGTAAAGACTTTCAAGAAAATAGGCGAAGAACTACGCAAGGGAAAGTCATTAGCTAAGGCAATACAAATAGCCGTTGCATCAGGTCATGGTATTGGTAAGTCCGCTTTTTCTTCATTGTTGATATTATTTGCTATTGCTACACATGAGAATACGAGGGGAGTTGTAACTGCTAATACTGATACACAGTTAAAGTCTAAGACTTGGGCTGAGTTAAACAAGTGGTACAACCTGTTCATAGGTAAGGAACTATTTACCTACACGGCAACTGCATTGTTTAGTGCTGATAAACAGTATGAGAAAACATGGCGGATAGATGCTATTCCATGGAGCGAAAGTAATCCAGAAGCATTCGCAGGTTTGCACAATCAAGGGAACAGAATACTTATCATATTTGATGAAGCATCCGCTATTTCCGATAAAATTTGGGAAGTAACAGAGGGTGCATTAACAGATAAGGAAACCGAGATTATATGGTGCGTGTTTGGAAACCCTACACGTAATAGTGGTAGGTTTAGAGAATGTTTTAGAAAGCATCGTGCATATTGGACTACTTATCAGATAGATAGCCGCACTGTTAAAATTTCAAACAAAGCGAAATTACAAGAATGGGTTGATATTCATGGTGAGGATAGCGACTTTGTAAAAGTGCGTGTACGAGGGATATTCCCTAGTGCATCGGATACACAATTTATATCCGCATCAATTGTAGATGAAGCACAAAAGCGAATATACAGAGTTGGTGAGTTTAATAACCTACCTGTAATTATCGGTGTAGACCCTGCATGGACTGGTGGCGATACATTGGAAATAGTAATGCGTAATGGCTATTCCATGAAGTGCTTGGCAACGATTGAAAAGAATGACGATGATATGCGTATGGCTAACCTAATAGCACAATTCGAGGATGAATATAAAGCTGATGCAGTATTTATCGACCAAGGGTACGGCACTGGTATTTATAGTATCGGTAAGTCAATGGGTAGAAAATGGCGGTTAGTTGCCTTTGGTGGTGCATCGCCTAACAATATGTACCTCAACATGCGAGCATACATGTGGGGCGAGATGAAAGAGTGGCTAAAAGAGGGCGGTTCGATTCCTAATGAGCAAGGATTGTATGACGACCTCGTAGGCCCTGAAGCGATCATTGATAAAAACGGCCGTATCCAACTTGAAAGCAAAAAGGATATGAAAGAACGAGGGCTACCATCACCAAATAAAGGCGATGCATTAGCCTTGACCTTTGCATTTAGGGTCAATAAAAAAGTAAATGGCAATCACAGAAGAGTAGCGAATACAGAGTACAAACCATTTGGGTAAAGGGGGAATGTGAATGTGTATGAAAGCTAAAACACCAAGTGTTACTACACCAGCACCTGCACCAGTCGCACAGACTGATAACATGACGCAAAAAAAGGATGAGCAATGGTTCACCGATAAAAAGCGTAAGAAAACTGGTTATGATAGTACCATCTTGGCTAGTGCTTTAAATCAAGCCACAGGCAAAACAACATTAGGCGGTTAATATGAGTACTATCTTATCAAGTCTAGCAAGGCAACCTACAGAAAATCCTGTAACTAAACCAAAAGACTACAAAAAAATAAAAGCTAAATTCAATCAGATGTTCACCAATCGTCAAAAGTACGTTGAGAAATGGAAGATGATTAGAGACTATCAGTTACCATTCCTTGGTGTGTTTGATGGTGAGCAAGACCAATCGAAACTATATACCGATAAAATCCTTACTGGTATTGCATGGGAAAGTTGTCAAATATTCGCTAGTGGTGTAATGAGTGGAATGACACCGCCTAGCCGTAAATGGTTTAAATTAACCATGGAAAATACAGACATGGCAGCGAATAGCGATGTAGCAAAAGTATTAGATGAACGTGAAGAAATATTGTATGCAGTATTTGCAAAATCCAATTTCTACAATGTGGTTCACCAAGTCTATATGGAGTTGCCATTTGGACAAGCGCCTATGTCAATCATGCCTGATGGTAAAGTTGGTGTACGTTTCACATCGTATCCAATTGGTACTTACGCATTAGAATGCAATGCTAATGGTGAGGTTAACACGTTTGGACGGAAGTATAACATGACTTGCGACCAACTCGTGGAAGAGTTTGGATATGATAACTGTACCGAAAAGATTAAAAATGCATACGATGATGGCAAAGGTAATGCAACTGTATATACTGTTTGTTGGCTAGTGTGCGAGAACAAAGACCGCAACGGAAAACTTGGTAATAAGAATATGCCTTACTCCTCTATTTACTGGGTTGAGGGGAGTAGGGATGATGAAATCTTGCGACATAGTGGATATGAAGAATGGCCTATTCCGATTGCACGGCACACTACACATGATCTAAATGGTTATGGTAAAGGTAGTGCATGGTTCGCACAATCTGATGCAATGATGTTGCAAAAGTTGGAACTAGACCGACTAACCGCTATTGAGTTAGGTGTAAAGCCACCTATGGCCGTAACATCCGATGTGATTGGTAGTGTATCACTATTTCCGGGTGGTATAACCGAAGTCGATACAGGCGGTAAGGTTGAGCCTATTTTTAATGTAGGTATCAACCTAGATTGGATAATGCAACAAATCATCGAAGTTAAAGACAGTATCAAGCGTGCATATAGTGCTGACTTATTCCTTATGCTCGACAATATGGACAACGGCCAAATGACGGCAAGGGAAGTCATGGAACGCACGCAAGAGAAACTACAACAATTAGGGCCTGTAGTGGAACGGCTACTATCTGAATTTCTTAATCCGATTATCGAGCGTACCTATGCGATATTAGATCGTGCAGGTGTGTTTCCACCAATCGATGAAGCATTGGCGGAAGAGTTAAACGGCCAAGATGTGAAGATAGAGTACATTTCACCATTGGCACAGGCACAGAAAGTATCTTCATTGACATCAATTGAACAGTATTTTGCGTTCCTTATGTCATTGGCACAGGGCAATCCTAATATCCTACAAAAGTTTAATTTCGAGGAAGCAGCGGATTATTATGGTGTTAACCTCGGTGTACCTGCAAAAGTAATTGTATCCAACGATGAATATCAAGCTAAGATGGAAGAACAACAACAGGCACAACAAGAACAAGAGGAACAAGCACAAATGATACAAGCGGCACAATTAGCACCTCAAATGGCTAGTGCGGCCAAACAAGCAACCGATGCAGCAAATGATGGAAACCCTGTAATGCAACAGTTAATGGGAATGGGGTACTAGATGAAACAAAAAAGAGATTATATGCGTGAGCGTGATGTTGAAGCGCTGAACCACGTACTGAGTGATGAACTTGGTAGGTGGTTTTTTTATCGCATATTAGACCGAGCAAAACTGAATAGCCAATCATTCACAGGCAACAGTACAACATTCTTCAATGAGGGAATGAGGGCTGTTGCTATTTTGTTGCAAAACGATTTGGGAAAAATTGGCGATGGTGTAGAGGGTGTTAAGAAATATCACCTAGCACAAATAGAAAATATTCAGATGCAGAAATATTTTAAAACGCTTGAAGAAAACGAATTAAAGAAAGGTGAATAACCATGGATGAAAATTTAGAACAAGGCACAAACAATAACACGGATAGTGCAAATGGTGGTACACCACAGGACACGAACACACAAGACCAACAAAGTACGATTTTAGGCGGTGGCGGTGATACTAACACCGACCAACCTGCAGAACCTACTGTATATGATTTCTCAACTGCATTTGAGGGTGGCGAAGTCGACCAAACCATCGCAGATGAGTTTTCAAAAATGCTTAATGGTGTAGGTGCAACGCAAGAGCAAGCGGTGGAACTAGCGAAGTTTGGCAACAAATACGCAACGGACATCGTGAGTGCTTATGAAACACAAAAGCAAGAGGCACTAAAAGCACAATACGATGGGTATGCAGAAAACGCTAAAAAGGTATTAGGCAACAAATTCGATACTACTGTTAGCCAAGCGGCCGCAGGTGTTGAAGCAGTAGAAAAGACAATTCCTAATATCCGTGAAATCCTAGCTGAAAATGGCTTGGGTAATCGTGTAGAAGTAATTCAACTATTCGCACATATTGCTGGTATGGCAAGCGAAGATAGCAACGCAGGGAATAACAGACCTGCAAATAATCAATCTGACGAAGCTATTAGACGGAATATGTATCCGTCCATGTTTAAAGACTAAAGGAGATTAATTAATGGCTACAATTGGAACTAACAATCCTACATTATTGGATTTACAAACTCGTATGGATCCAAATGGTAAAATTGCACAAATCATTGAGCAATTGAACCAAACAAACGAAATCATTCAAGACATGACAATGATTGAATGTAACGATGGTACATCTAACAAAACAACTGTACGTACTGGCTTACCTGATGCTACATGGCGCATGCTTTATGGCGGTGTACAACCCAGCAAATCTACTACAAAACAAATTACCGACACTTGCGGTATGTTGGAGGCTTACTCCGAAGTAGATGCTAAGTTGGTTAAATTGTCTAATGACCCTGTAGCATTCCGTGCTACAGAAGATGCTGCATTTGTTGAGGCTATGGGTCAAGAAATCGCACGTACACTTTTCTATGGTGATGAAAGTACACCTGAAAAGTTTGTTGGTTTATCCGCACGTTTTAATACATTAGACCCTAAGAAAGCTGATAGCGCTAAAAACATTATCGATGCTGGCGGTACTGCTAACCTTGCATCTATGTGGCTTGTAGGTTGGGGCCCTCTTACTGTACATGGTATTTATCCACGTGGTACAGAGGCTGGCTTGCAACAAGAAGATAAAGGTAAAACTACAATCACTAAACCTGATGGTTCTTTGTTTGAGGCGTATCGTACTCACTTTGAACAAAACATTGGTTTGTGTGTGCGTGATTGGCGCTATGTAGTACGTATCGCTAATATCGATATGAAATCTATCAAAGAAGATATTTCCGCAGGCCCTAATTTGATTAACTTGATGATCCGTGCAGAAGAAAAAATGCATAGCTTAACTGGATGTAGACCAGTATGGTATATGAACCAAGAATTGCGTACATTCTTACGCTTGCAAAAGAATAAAGTACATGGTTCTACTATCACAGAAGATATGGAAATGGGTAAAATGGTTACCCGTGCAAATGGTATTCCTGTTCGCAAAATTGATGCATTGCTTTCCACAGAAGCACGTGTTACTGCATAGTAGAGAGGAGAAAATACATGATTATCGATACTTTAAATACATTCCATTGGAAACGTGAATTATCTGGCAATGTCAGCTCCGATGTTATGGTTACTAGCGGTGATGCTGACCCTAACATGTGGTTAGTTGTTCGTGTAGACAAAGCATTAACAGGTACTGCATTAATCAACGTATATACATCTGATACAGAAAACATTGCTAACCCTGTATTGTTGCATGGTATTACATTACCAGCCAATGCACCAGCTGGGTACGAATATAAAGTGCGCTTGGCAAATGGTGTTAAACGTTATACACGTGCTAATGTCAACAATGCAACAGCTGGCACAATTTCTGTATTCTTGACTAGCGGTATCACTAGCAAATAGGGGGTAACATGGAATACATTGCAAAAGTAACTTTGTATCACAATACAAAGGGTTTAATTGAAGAAGGACAAACAGTAGAACTTACAAAAGAAGAAGTAGCTGAATACGATAAAGATTACTTCAATGATTTGTTTGAAGCTGTAGGCGCAGAAGAAACCGAAGATGGCGAAGATAAGCCAAAGACTAAATCTAAAGGCAAGAAATCGGAAGAAACTGCAGAATAACAGAATGAGGGGTGCGTATGCATCCCTCTTTTTTACTACAAAGGGGGCAATATGACACCTACTGATATTTGTAATATGGCTCTTAGTCTTATCAATGGTGGTAGGATATACGGCCTTGATGAAGAAACAGAAACGGCTAGACAATGTAGATTGCATTACGATGCGACGCGCAAGATGTTGCTTTCGCAATATGAATGGAATTTTGCGCGAAAGCGTGAAGAGTGCGTACTATCTGAGCATAAACTAGCTGGCTATGAATTTGTGTATGCGTATCCTGAAAAGTGCATCCGTATCCTTGGGGTTATTCCTAAAGGGGAACGATTTAGAGCGGAAAGCCAAAAGGAATATGATGTATTTACCTTTGACAATAACACAAAATATATCGTGAGTGATGTACCGCTTGCGTACATCGATTACGTGTACGATGTGCAAGATATAGATATATTCAGTCCTGTATTCGTACAGGCCTTGAAATCTAAAATGGGGGCAGAACTAGCCATGCCATTAACTGGTAACAGTGGTTTATTCGACCAATGCTATAAACTCTATCAAGCAGCAACGCAAGAGGCCAAGAGTTTGAGCGCTAAAGAACGTAGGCAAGATATGCCATATATTTCTAACTATGTAAAAGCAAGGAGTTGGTAATCATGAAACCAATGTATATATCACAACTTGCATTTACAACTGGTGAGATTTCGCCTGATGTATCTAGGCGGTTTGACTTAGATCAGTTTAAAAGTGCGTTGTTATTAGCAGAAAATGCAGTCATCAGACCTTACGGAGCGGTGGCTAGACGGCAAGGTTCAGAATATATAGGACAGGTTAAAAACAAGGATAAGTCTACACGGCTATTTGAATTTACGGCCGAAAAGAATAAATCATTCTTACTTGAAATCGGTGAGCAGTATATCCGAGTGTGGCGGAATGGTATCTATACTGGTATTGAACTAGAAACACCATTTGAAAGTGATGTAGTTGATAAATTGAACTGCATCCAAAGTGGTGATGTAATGTTCATATGCAGTGGCAAGTATCCAGTTAAAACGCTATCTAGGTATTCTGATACAGACTGGCGATTTGATACATATAAGTTGTCAGAGCAACCATACGGCGAAGTCAACATAGACAAAGAAAGTACTGTAATCTTGAATGGCGATACATTAACCGCAACAAAGGATATATTCAATGCTGATATGGTTGGTTCTGTTATGCAGATTGAACATTATGTAAAATCGGTTACTACTAGCAACACTGGTGAAGTAATCAAAGGTTACAAAGATATATGGAATAAAGATAAAGAACACACGCATGTGAAGTATTATGAGGATTACAACAATATCAATTACAATGTAGAACAATTCAGTAGTGATGAGGATTTATCATGGAAATTTACAACGCATGGCACATGGAATGGTACAGTAAAAATCCAAATCAGTAATGACAATGGCACTACATGGAAAGATTACAGGGTGTACACATCCAATAATGACTACAATGTTACAGATACAGGCAAGGTTACACCTAGTGCTAAATTGAAAATTGTATCTGATTTGAAAGGTGGTAGCGTGAATGTAGACCTATCATTCTTGCCACATGTTAGCTATGGTGTAGTTGAAATCAAAGAGTTTGTAGATAGTAAGCATGTTAAAGTAAACGTGCTAAATGGTGTGGTTGAAAATGAAGCCACATCTAAATTCAGATTTGGACAATGGGGAAAAGGCAATGGGTATCCTCGTGTATGTACCTTTTACCAAGACAGATTTATCTTAGCATCTAGTTTTCAATATCCTAACTACATATGGTTTAGTCGAACAGGCGATTATTCCAACTTTGGTGTAGAAAAGGTAGGCGGTACGATTACAGATGATAGTGCAATTACGCTACCTGTTATTAACCGCAAAATGTATGATATTAGACATTTGATACCTGCTAATGACTTATTGATTTTGACGAGTGGTAACGAATGGATTATAGATGGTTCAAAAACTATCACACCTACTAACTGCAACCTACGCACACAAACCCAACGTGGAGCATCTGAATGTGAGCCACAGTACATAGGGAATAGATGTGTATATGTACAGGCTAGAGGGTGCGTAGTGCGTGATTTAGGTTACTCGTATGAAAGCGATAACTACACAGGGGCTGACCTAACCTTATTCGTTAAGCATCTGACAAAGTATCGTAATTTCATTACAAGTGCATATGCACAAGATCCAGATAGTATCGTTTACTACGTTACCGATGATGGCAATATTGATTGTCTAACCTACATTCCAGAACAAAAGGTGTATGCATGGTCGCACTTCACCACAAAAGGCAAATACAAATATGCTGAGAGTGTAGCTGAGGGAGAACAAGATAGTTTGTATGTAATCGTTGAGCGTGATTTTAAAAGCGGTACAGTGATGTGTATAGAACGATTTGAGCCAATGTACAATGCGGATAATAACAACGTATACATGGATTGTTACATTCGACAAACTAGCACAGAAAATATCAGTACTATCACAGTACCTCATCTGATTGGTGAGGATGTGCAAATCGTTGTAAATGGTAGGGAACGGCCAATTAAGGAAGTACCACCTACGGCAATTATTAATATCGATGGTAAGGCACAAAGCGTAGCCGTTGGTATTAACTACACTACACGATTACGTATTCCAAGTATTGAAATGCAAATACAAGATGGTACGTTACAAGGCCGACAATTAACTATGAGTAGATTATCGATGAACATCTTAAATTCATTCGGTGGCAAAATCGGAAGAAACTTCAACCATATGGATGATATTTCATTGCCACCACTCAAGTTATATAGTGGCGATAAGGTATGTATATTGCCAAAATTCGATGGAGTGTACTCAACCGATGCATCTGTATGTATTTTGCACGAAAAACCTTATCCATTTAACCTTTTAAGCGTTACAAGAGAGATAGAAATAGGTGGTGGTTTTCCAAATGTTACAGGACTTTGAGATTTGCCCTGTAAGGCACACTTCATTAATTCATGACTTATATATCAATTTACGAGCTATAGACACCTTAGAGGTCAATATAGCGAACCAAAATTTTCCGAATTATGGAAAAAATGATTTTGTGAGAGATATATGCAGTGATGATTACGAAAACCACATTATAATTGAGAATGATGTATCATTAGCCGTATATGGTATTTCAAAAAAGCCAATCAACGGAATGTACTGTATTTATTTTTTAGGAAATAAGATACTAGATACTAATTTGAAATTACAAAAAGAATTTCTAAAACGAAGTAACGCAATCATAAAAGAGTGGCTATCCACTCATGAATGTTTATTCAATTTCATACATAAGAAAAATAACCGCTCGAAGCGATGGCTTACATCACTAGGGGCGGTTATTCATTCTGATATAACGCATAACGGAATGGAACTATTTACATTGAGAAAGGGGGATGCGAATGTGTAATCCTATTGCATTAATGGCAGGTCAAATGGTTACTCAATTATGGGGGCAACACCAACAGACAAAAGCACAAACTGCAATGTACAATGCACAGGCACAGGCAGCAGAAGCTAATGCACGTATATCTGACAGGAAACAACAGGATATTGCTAATCAAGCACTACAAGAGCGTGATAAGATGGACAATAAAATGCGGTTGATTGCAGGTCAGAATACGGCAGAAGCAGGCGCTACAGGGTTATCCATGAGTGGTACACCATTACAATTAATGGCTAGTAGCTACGATGAATACAACAAGGATATTAACAATTGGGAAACTAACAAAAATAATAGTATCTACAATGAATATCTAAATGGGGTTAATTATCGCAATGAAGCTAGTAGTGCAAGAGCGGCTGCATCCAATGCTAAAACACAAGGGCGATTGCAAATGCTTGGTACTATCTTGAGTGGCGCATCTAGTATATATGGGATGAAACAACAATATACTGGTGGTAAATACCAAACTCAATATGGCGGTGATGTAAATGGTGTAACAGAAAGACCAGTTAGAACAGTTAAGAAAGTTTGGACTTTTAACGGCAGGTAACTATGAAATTAGTTAATTATGAACAAAATGAAAGATTGAATACAGTTAATGGTGAGTTTAGACCAACAATCAATGCGGAAGCATATGGTGTTAATCAAAACGGAATTAACACATTTGCAAAAGCATTGGATGATGCATCTAAAACTTGGCTTGAAATCGACAAACAGAAAGATTATATCAATGCTACAAATGCTATTAACGAATTTAATCAAAAAGTAACTGAATTAAAATTTGATAAAGATAAAGGGTTAATGTACCAAAAAGGTATGAATGCACAAGGGATACTACCTACATACCTTGAGAGTACACAAAAATTCCAAAGCGAACTTGCTGCTAAATATAACTTACGTACAACTGATGCGGTAAACGCTTTCAATAAAGCGGTTGAAACATCAAAAACAAACGATTTAGATGGTATATCTAGGTACATGAGGGGTCAGTACGAGGATGCACTAAGCACAGCCACACAAAATCAAATCAATAACTTGAATAACAATCTGTTACAAACGAATGATGTTAATCAACAAATGAAAACATTAACATTAACAGGCGATTTAATAGAAGCAACTGGTAAACAATTAGGGCTTGATGATGAACAAATATCATCTAAAAAACAACAAAACTATGATCTTAATGCTAAAACCTTATTAGATAAAACTGTTGCTGATAACAATTCAGAAACATTGGATAAGCAGTTGACTGCATTAACTGGGCTTGCTAGTGAGAATGTATTAACACCATACAGGAAAATGTACCAACAAATGGGTATAAACAAAATCGCTAACAATGAAAACGATTTCGGCGCAATTCGATTGGCTGCAGGCGATGATGTAAATCGTGGTATGGACATTATGGGTTCACGCATACGTTCGCAAATGGAAGCCAAAAACAAGGAAGCCATGCAGTCAGGTATTGGTGCTAATCAACATTTATGGAAGTTAGCACAATATGCACATAATAAGTATGGTATCAATACAGAAATTGCATATAGGCAGTTGTATGCAGAGGGAACGCTTGGCGGTGAACTCAGTAGGCTGGCAAAAGAAAATCGTAACTATGCAGGATTAACTCAATCAGAGCCTAATGGAGAAGATAACAAACAACCAGATGGAACGAATTATTACAAAGTGTATAATTCCGATGAAGAGTTTGTGGATGATTGGATTGAACACTATATTAAACCAAATGGCGCAGTCAACGCACAGAGCATAGATGAATACGCTGATAAGTTAAAAGCAGGTGGATATTATGGCGCAGATGCAGGCCATTATAAAGAATTAATGCGCAATGCACCTATGACTAAAGGCGGTCAACCTGTTTATTCGGAAGATCAGATTGAAAAGGCTGTTAAACAAGGCCGTGAAAATTATAAAGGTTGGCTGACAATGCAAATGAACATCGAAGCCAAGCAGGCTAAAGATAGAATTACTGCAGCTAAAATTGTATATAACCAATTAATAGCAAAAGGCGATTATGTAGGTGCATCATCTTATGCACACGCACAAGCAGCAGGCGCACAGACCGATATGGAAAAGGAAGCGTGGAGCGGTACAGAAGCATCAATGCGACCTAAACTTGATTCTATGTATGAAAAAGGCCTTAAACTGAATGCAAAACAAAAGTTTGAGTTGAAAAAATATGCTGAAACTCATACATACGAAGAAACACTAGCACACGCACAGAGAGTGTACCCTGATAAAGTTGTTGATGATAGTTTTGATGGAGTGTTACTCGAAGCAAACGATAACCGATTAAAGGCCAACAAAATTGATTTAACACCTTATGATAGCGAAATACAAAGTGCGTTGCCTGCTGACAAATCATTGCGTTCAAGTTTTGAATATGGTGTTAAACAAGAGATGTTAAGCCGTAAAGCTGACTTTGAAAGCAAACACGGCAGAGCGCCTACAGAAGCAGAAATGCATGATATATTTGAGGGCGCATTGGCAACACAAACATTACGAAGTACGGAAAAACCATATTTCGGTGATGGTGATGATTATAGCGCACCTATTAGCGCAGCAAGCAACAGAGCAATGGGTATTGTGCATGTTGAACCTGTTGGCAACCATTATGTGCGTGTAACATATCAAGATGGCTCAACAAGAGATATTTACGAAAGCGTGTATAACAACATGCAAAGAAGATATAACGATAACGGAGATTAAAAATGGCTAAACAAACACTTGAACAAGAACGGCAAGAAGCACTAGCTGTACAGAATGGCTATGTTAAAACATCACCATCTTTTAGTGCTAGTGCTGGTGTTCAGTCTAAACCTACTGGCGGTTTTACTGAGGTTGGTAATGCAATAGGTGCAGGGATAGATACAACGGCACAAGTAGTTGATAATGCTATTAATGCAATTAAGGCTATTGCAAATACACCACGCACAATGGAAGAAACTAATGCTGATGGTACAACTACATATTATCCGTTTGGTAAAGCTGACAATCCATATCAAGGTTTAGAACCACTAGGACAGTCATTACAGAAAGTACTTCCTACAAGTGTTGTTAGTAATACGGATAGATTGTTTCTATACAATAATGATACCCTACGTTATAACGAAGCAGTTAGAATGGGGAAGGTATTAGATATTGACCCTGATGTAATTATGCGTGGTGATGATAAAGCATTTGAACGTGCTGATTACTTATCAAGACGAGTTGAACGTGGCGCAGTATTACAAGATATATACGATGAATTTCCTGAACTATATAAAGTAAAATATGGTTCACAAGCTGAACAATTACAAGCAATCAACAATCTACAATCAATTCGTGCTACGAAATCTACATTCGATGCAATTCAACAAGGTATTTGGTCTATGAACGATCAGATGAAGTTGGGCGATGTTGGATTTGAATTGGCACATACAAAAGACCCTGAACGTATTAACGAATTAACATCAGAAATGGAACGCTTACAAAATAACTTGCGCAACTACCGAACACCTGACGGAACTAATCCATTACAAGAAGTATTCGGACAAACGGCAGCACAAACATACATGATGGGTAAGCAAGGCGGTACAGGTGCAATCATAGGCGGTGCAATTGGTGCGGTAATTGGCGGTTTAACTACAGATGGTGTAGGTATAGGCGCAGGTGCAGTAACTGGTGCTAAATGGGGTGGCGGTGCTGACATGGCATATGAAATGTACAAAATGTCATTCGGTAACAAATACCTAGAACTCATTAATAAACGTGATGCAAATGGTAATAAAGTATACTCTAATGATGAAGCCTATAAATACGCTATGACATATGCTGCAGTTGATACAGGTATTGAAATGGCATCTACACGTTTTATGGTTAAAGGCATTGGTAAAGTAGCACCTAAAGCGGTTATGTCAAAAGTATTACAAGGTGCTACCAGTGATACAATCGCAACATTTAATAGGGGCATTGGCACTACTGTTGCACAAATGGCCAAAGCATCTGTTAAGGCTGGCGGTTCTGAATTAGTTGAAGAAGGCTTGCAAGACATCAACGAAAAATTCCAACACAACCTATACCGCAATGCTAATGACCCAGAGGGTGTATATTCCATAGGTGATATGGCAGTAGGTGCAGGCGGTGCAATGCTACAAGCATTACCAGCCGTTATTGGTTTAGGTGCAATTGGTGGCGGTATTAGTGGTATCCATACCATGAAAGCGTTCCATGAATTTCAAAAGCTAACACCTGAGCAGCAACAACAAGCCGTGATGGCAGAACAAAATCGAAATGGTACTGCTATCATGCAAGCATTGAAACAAGATGCATCTTCAAACAAAATGGCAAAAGAAAACCCTGAGTTGTACGGAAAGATCGTACAAGCACAGGGCGATAATGTAGGTGTATCTACTGCATATGTAAATGTCAACGAAATGGCAGAAACAGAGCAAGGGCAACAAGCCATTAAGAACATGATTGATAGTGGTTTGGTAACGCAAGAGGAAGTATCGAAGAGCATTGAAGCTAATGCAGATATTCCTGTACCAATTGGAAAGTATGCACAATTAAGCGGTGGCTTGACGGAAGAAACTGTAAAGGCACTAGAAGAAAGCACATACTTTACTCGTGGTGGTATGTCTATGAAAACACTTGAACGTGCAAAAGCGGAAGTGGAAGCCTTTAACAATAACCTAGTTGATGCAACAGAAAAGAAAGCACAACGAGTTAAAGAAAGCATTATCCGTGATGAATTTGAAGATGCAAGCGATGTAGATCGTGAAGTGCTAGACCAAGTATTTGCTAATCCTACACAGGTTAAGCAAGCATACAATAACCTGTACAAAAACCTAGTGCAAGAGTATCGTGAAAACTACGCAAGCGACTTTGACAACATGGACAATGACATTAAAGAAGCCACGGCAAGTGGTGTAGAGCCACAATGGTTGACTGATTACAAGTCTAACAATGGCGGTAAACCACCACGCACGAATGCAGAACGTAGACGGGCAGCGTACCATTCTAGCGTAGCGAAAGCACAAACTGCATTCGCTGATAATGCGGAAGCACTTAACCAAAGCAATATCCATCATGCTGATATGGAACATACCTTGCAACAAATTGAAAGCCTTGAACGCTTGCATGATAAGATTTTTGCGTTAGCCGATAACGATATAGCGTTACGAATGCAATTATCCAAGAGTGGCTATGAAGTGTACAACAAAGTAGTTAAAGCGATTGGCGAAAGTACCGATAGAAAACAACGTGAAACGGCAAAAGCTAATGCATTGTTGATGGCACAACATGCTGATGTAATGGCACAATATATGCGACAAATGGGCCGTGGTGGTTATACTGCTATGGATTATTTGCGTGATAGCGTGCGTATCAATATGAATGCTATCTTTAATGGTGAAGATGGCTATGCACAATCTGTAATAATGCAACAAATAATGAATAATGACATACAAGCGTGGAGTAACGTAATTGATAATCATTTAAATGGACAACCAATTACTGGGAGTGTAAAACTCATGGATAGCCCTATGGTATTACAGCTTATAAACGCTGTTGGTGAAATCGATATTAATCCAAGCGTAATAAAAAAAGCATTAAATGGGAAACATGTAGGGCAAATGGATGTTGAAGTATTAAAGCAGTTACCCAAAAAAATCGCTAATCCTATTGCTATTTTTAAGAATTATGATCCAGTAACTAAACAAGTCATTCCTAATGAATACGTTGTGGTATTGGATGCATACGCTAATAATAAACAGGGAATTAATGCTAGTGGCGAGAATATTCAAGTTGTAATTAAAAATACAACAGTATTTAATGGACGTAAAAAAACATGGCAAGCTAATAAAATTAAAACAATAACTCCGAGACGCAATGCTAATTGGTACATAAATCAGTTGAACAATGGTAATTTGGTTTATTGGAACACAAAAAAAATAAACCGCTTAGTAACCAGCAACAGGCAACAAATCGCCCAACTAGGTACTAAACAGTTTATATTTAACAATAGTATACCAAATGAAAAAGATTTAGACAAGCTCCGAAAGAAACATAATTATCAGTACTATCAATCAGCATGGCATGGTTCACCACATGATTTTGATACATTCGATTTAGGTGCTATTGGTACTGGTGAGGGCAATCAAGTACATGGCTGGGGATTGTATTTTGCTAAAGATAGAAAAGTATCTGATTTATATAGACGTGAATTATCTTTAATTCATGATGTTGATAAAGGTACGTTGTTTAAAGTTGATGTGCCAGATACTAAAACAATGATTGATGAACAACAGTCATTAAATGTTTTAAGCAAAGAAACAAAGCAAAATTTAAATGCAGCAATTAATGCGTTGCCTGAACAAGAAAAAGAAGTATTTATCAATGAATATACGAACAGTCCTTTATTTAACCATTATGCAAAAAAAGAAATTGATGAGTTACAAAGCGATTTTGATCGACTAGATACTGAGTACAACTTACTCAAAGATAAATACCTTGATGAATATATTGATGGAGAACTTAACACAATTGCTCAGAGAAATATAAATAGATTAGCTGAAAAATATAACATTGATTTAAAGGCATTGAAAGAAAATCCAAATAGTATAAAAGATATAAAAAATCAACTAGATACTATGTGGTTTAATGCTTTTAAAGAAAGTGGTATGGCTGGCAAAAAGTATAGGGAAGTTTATTGGGGCAAGTATAAAAATGATTTTTCCACACTATTAAATGATGGTGGCATAAATGGTAGAGATTTTTATACGGCATTATCTAAAGCATTAGGTGGTGCAAAACAAGCATCAGAACATCTTAATAAGTATGGTATTAAAGGTATTACTTATATCGGCGAACAAGATGGACGATGCTATGTAGTGTTCGATGATAAAGCAATCAAGGTCATTGAAAAGTACAACCAATCCGTTAATGGCATGACCGAAATCATGAGCGATGGTGAACGCATTATCAGCATTTTCAAAACCGCAGATAGAAGTACATTCTTACACGAAATGGGGCATGTGTTCTTTGATGATATTCAAAAACTAGCATCAATGGACAATGCACCTAAACAATTACTCGATGATTGGAACGCACTCAAAGAGTGGAGCGGTTGGGTTGATGGCGATAATGTAGACAATACCAAAGCACATGAGAAATTCGCACGAGGTTGGGAAAGCTATTTACGAAGTGGTGAAGCACCAACAAAAGGACTACAACGTGTGTTCCGTCAATTCTCTAAATGGTTAACTCGTATTTATCGTAGTGTACAACGTTTAGGCGGTGAAGTACCATCTGACATTAAGGATATAATGGCACGCATGATAGCTACGCAAGATGACATTGAAAACTACGCACACGAGCAAGCATTGGAGCAATTTGAAAATACAAAATTGTATCAGCAGTTAAGCGAAAGCGAACAGGCGCGAGTACAAGGCTACATTGCTGACATTAAAGAAAAAGCAAAAGAACGTGTAATGCGCAAGTCCATGAAAGAGTTAGACAATCGACCTATTAAAGAATGGGAAGATGTAAAAGACGATGTACAAGTTGCAATCGAAAAGCGTTTAATTGAAGAATATCCTATCTATAAAGAACATCAACGATACATGGCATTGGGTGATGGTGCATTGGAAAATACTCAATATCGAACTATTGAGGGGTTAGAAAAGGCGGAACGTGAGGAAGCTGGTAGTACTTACGATGAAGCAGTAGCACAGGAAATGGGAAACGCTAGAAATGAGTTTGTTAATGATCCAAACGCAGGTAAATCTAACCAAGAAATAGCCGAAGAAATGTTATTATCCAATCAAGGCCAAATGGAACTTACACAAGAGGAAGCACGCTTAATCAAGGCACATACCAATAAAGACCTTGCTAAGAACTGGGAACTACTAAGCAAATTACAAAAGCTAGACCCTAACAGTGAAAATCTTGATGAAGAATTGAAACCAATTGAAAAAGAATTGACGAAAGCTGAACGCATCAAGAAAGACCATGCAAGGGTAGCACAGGAATTAGGCAGTGTATCTAAAGAACTTGATACTGCACAAGAACGCATTGAAAAGCTAAAAGCACAGTTACAAGAACGCATTGATGCGGTGCGTGCAATTCGTGATGGTGGATTTGGTACTATTCCTAAATACATGGAACGTGCTAAAAGAGAATTGGGCGATTTAACGCTATCTCAAGCTAGTCAATATAAGAAATACCAAAATCAAGCCGTAAGAGATGGCAAAAAAGCGGATAGTGCATTGGCTGTTGGTAAAGTTGACGAAGCATTATACGCTAAACAATCTCAAATGCTTAATCAAGCAAGGGCAAGAGTAGCATTTGAAAATTCAAAAGCTATTAAGAAACTACGGACTAAACTATTAGACCAACTAGGCAGAATTACACGTAGTCAAAATCCTATCATGATTGAGCCTAACATGCGATATTTCTACACGCATATGGCATACCAAATGGGATTGACTAAGTATGATGGCTTAAAACCTGTTGATGGCTTTGACATGATGTCAGTTATTAAAGCATTAGATGCAGATGCTGACATTATGGGTGATAAGGAAGCGACTGTAGAACTTGAAGATTGGGTAAAAGAAATGTTTAAGGCTCAATCACCTAGAACGTTTAGTACTCTCAAAATGAGTGAACTCGAACAATTAGAGGAACTCATGACAGGAATGTACAAAAGCGGTAGAACTCAATATGAGGGAAGTACACTAATCGATGAAAAAGGAAATAACGTTACATTTGACGAAGCTATATTCCAAATCATTGATAAGGCAACCGAAACATTTGGTAGAGATAATGGGAATGTATTCAATGAGTTAAACAACCGCAGCCGTGCAGATGCATTGTCTAATACATTGAATAACTTTAACTTGTCATTATTGAAAGTCGAAACATTCTTACGCAGGTTGGATGGCGGAAAGAATGGCCCTGCAGTTAGATATATTTACGAGCCAATTAATAAAGCTACTCAGAAATTTAACGAGTACAAAGAAAAATCTATGTATAGATTGGCCAGAGATATAAAAGCGGTATATTCTAAGAAACAACTCTTTGATGTTCGCAATGATCATCTCTATAACGTAGGCGAATTACGCAACGTTACTAAAGAGCAAATCATCATGCTTGCCTTAAACTGGGGTACAGAAAAGAATAGACAACGTGCATTAGAAACTATCCAAAGTAATGAAGTAGAAATGGAACGAGCGTTCCAAGAATACATGACCGATAAGGACTGGGAATTTGTAATCCGTACATGGGAACATATCAATTCATTCTATGAAGAGCGTAGTAAGGTTCAAGAGGAACTTTATGGAAATCCTTTAAATAAAGAAAAAGGAATTACATTCACGATTGGTGGTAGAGAAATACAAGGTCAATATTTCCCTATTGTGTACAATCCTAAAGTAAGTGCTAAAGTATCTGATTTCAAAACAGAGGATATCGCTAAAACGATGATTGCTAGTAATGCGATATTCGGTACTGGCATGGGTGCTACTAAACCACGTTTGGATGTGGTTAAAGGTAAATCACTAATGCTTGATTTCGATGTTATTCCTAATGCAATCACGGAAGCTATCAACCATGTAACCATGCGTAAAGCGGTAACGGATGTAAATAAGCTAGTTGGTAATAGCCGTTTCCAAGAGTACATCGTTGATAAATTCGGAATGGAAACCTATCAATTCTTGCGAACTTGGGTTCGTGATAACTGGAAAGATGAAGCAGCGAAACTCGATGCATGGGGTAGATTGGTAATGACATTAAAGAAAAATACCTCTACCGCAGTTATGGCTGGCCGTGTATCCGTAGCATTACAAAATGCGTTGAATATTCCTGTTGCCATGTATTGTATTGGCGTAGGAAATACACTCAAAGCAATTAGTGATGCAGGTATTGGGTTCTATGGTGTAGGTACAGCCAAGTACAACGCAACACGTGATTTTGTGTTAACTCAATCTATATTCATGAGGGAACGTGTTCAAACCTTAGATAAGGATTTGAAACAAGGGCTATCCATTGAGGGTAAAGGATTACGTATTGGTGATACTAACATAGGTGGTTATAAAGCCGAACAACTAGCTAATATCCGTGATGATATTAACCAAATGGGATTTAGACTGTTAACAGAAACTGATTTTGCGTTATCTATTCCTGTATGGAAATTTGCATACGATAAGAAAGTACTAGAGTTGCAAAGTGTTGAGGGAGTAACGGCAGAATTTGTAGAACAGGAAGCTATTAGTGCTGGCGATAGAGCCGTAAGAGATATATTCGGTAGCGGTGATACAAAAGATAGTGCAGGCATCCAACGTTCAAGAAATGTACTCACTCAACTATTTGTACCATTCTATTCCTACGCTAACACTTTGTACAATATCATTGCTGAGGGTAACTATGCACGGAAAGACCAAGGCAATTACGGACGATTCGTGCGTATGCTATGGTGGACTTTGACCGCACAAGCACTAGGCATGATGGTGTACAAGGCTATGACAAATGGAGACGATGATAGCCCTGAAGATTTGGCAAAATCCTTTGGGGAAGAATTGGTATCACAAGCTACTATGGGTGTACCTATTGTGCGTGATATTTCCAATATGGCTATGAAATACATTCTAGGTGAAAAGGTATTTAATAAAGGGAATACAGTAATGGCCGCATCAATCGTTGAAAAACTATATGATGTAGGCAATGCAATTGTATCGCCTAATAAAGGTGCTATGGATGTAGGTAGAAGCCTATCACAAGTATCTAACCGCATCACAGGTTTTAGTGATACTGTAACAGATGGACTATGGACATTGGCTAAATTTGCACTAACCGATACGGATGCAAAACTAGAAGATGTCATTATGGCTATCATGTTTGATAGACGATTGAAAGATAAAAAATCTAAAAAGAAAGACAAGCATTAATAAATAAGGACTACTCAATTATGGGTAGTCCTGTTTAATTAGAAAGGGGAACAAATATGATACCAGAGGTCAATAAACCTAGTGTAGTTTATCAATGTGATGGAGTTAATAAAAAATGGATATGGCCGTATGACTTTTACATGATTGAAGATATAGCTTTAATCATGGTGGATGCAGACGGCACAGAAAGCGTACAAACAGGCAATATCGACTATGACAAAGAAAACAAAACTTTAACATATCCTGCTGATGGTGATCCATTAGACAATACGCACAAGATTATTCTTGAACGTAGAACACCAATCAATCAAGGTACAGATTTACCTGATGAATACCCATACCAAAACATTGAACGAATGGCTGACAAACTAACCCTTATCATGCAAGAAATGCAAGAGAAAATGAATAGGGCTTTATTAATCCGTGTTGGTAGTGATGAAGATGCAGCAACAGTTGCACGTAAGATTGTAGATACATCAACAAAGGCAGCAAATGATGCTATTGATGCATATGAAAAAATCAAAGCAGAAAGTGATGCTATCAACGCTAATGCAGAAACGATAAAAACTCTAGGCGGTGAAATTACAGAATTAAGCCGTACAGTTGATGATAAGCTAGCGACTAGCAATACCGCACTTGATACATCTAGTGCTAATGTAGTAAAAGCAGAAAAGCTAGTAGCAGATGCGAAAGCGTATGCAGGACAAACAACTGTTGATAAGCGTGATATTAATGAGTTGGTGAACCAAGCACGCACGTTAAAAACCGATATTGATAATAAACAAACATCAATCGCAAGTAACGCAATTAAAGCAACTGATGCGGCAAAACGTGCAGAAGTCGCAGCCAATAAAGCGGAACAAATCGCCTTGCCTAATGGCGGTGGTTTGATTACAAAAACCGAAGCCGATACAAAGTTTATTCCTAAAGATAGTTTGTACGGCATCGTATCTGTTAAAGACTTTGGGGCAGTCGGTGATGGTGTAGCAGATGATACGGCAGCATTCAAACGTGCTAATGATAATTTGAAAAACAAGATATTGTTAATTCCTAATGGCATCTACAAAGTGAATGAACATGTTTCATTTGATACAGTTGATAGTGTTATGGATATGGGTACATACAATAACATCAAGCCGTTCTATCCTACTGAAACACCAATGTTAAAAGGTGCATCTAATATCGCCTTTGTTAAAAACATCCAATATGGTGATGAGGTTAACCAATGTCAAGGCTTTACCTATAATGAGAAAAAGAATGTGTTTGTACTGGCATGTATCAATGGTGATGGTACAAAACAAAACTTGTATGAACTCAATCCAGATACATTTGAAATCGTAGGTACATATAAGTTTAGCGACCCTGACAAAATGGGGCATTGTAACACTATGTGCTACAACAAATATACGAACAAAATTTATCTTGCTAATGGTTTGAAGAATGGTAATAACCTATCTGTATTTAATGCGGATACAATGACATTTGAAAAGACTATCACATTGAATGAGCGTGTGTTCAATATTGGATATGATCCTATCACACGAACTTATGTGAGCATCGTACCAATTAGCGGTCAGCAACGCTTGCGCGAAGTCAACTTGTACAATGATGATTTCAAGAAAATGAAAACGTATCAAATTGACTACCAATATGATGACTTTAACAACAATGGAGCATTAATGCTTAACGGATGCATCATGAGTGCAACGCTCGGTAGTTTGGTAGAATGTACACCATTTGGCACAGTTAAACAGATTATTGAAATCAATAGAACTACTGAAATTGAAGATATAGCATACTGTAATGGCAAATTCTATTTTGCGGTGCTAACCGAAAAGCCTAATAAACGGCATCAAGTAGATATTTATGTAGGTGATCCAAATAGGGATTATCAAAACTCAATCAATACGGCCCGATTGGCAACGCTTGATTATCTCAAACTAACTGGCGGTACATTAAGCGGTGCGTTAAAAATGGCTAACAATACTTTGATTGAGGGTTATAAACCTGATGGTCATGGTGTTGGTATGGCTAAAGTATCTACTGCTGGCAACGTGGAATTGGGCGATAGCTCCGTTAATACATTTGTTAAAGGTAAGGAATTTAAGCACTATGACGGAACAGATAGTTTTACAGTACTTACCACTAAACATTATGGAAATGCTATTTACAGCAAGACCAAAGCCGATGAAATGTTTGTCAAAAAAGATGAAGCTGGTTCATTTGGATTTCCATATTCTAAATTAGATACCGCAACAGATTGGAATACACTCACAACGCAAGGGTGCTATGAAATCAATTTCGATGGTGGTGCAAATAACCCGCCACGTTCGCATAAGCAAGGCATGCTAATTGTATTTAACTTTGGAGATGGTAAATTAATCGACCATACATTGCATACATTAAATGGTGAAACCTATCATCGTACTTTCATAGCCGACAAATGGGGTTCTTGGGGAAGAGTACAAACATCATTGAATAGCAGATTGCAATTATGGAGTGCGAACGGAACGAACGAGGTATACATAGATGGCTAAGTTGGTAGTAAATATTAAAGGTCAATCCGAGGAATTTGGATTGACCGATGATGCACGAGATATTGGCGGTAATGATTATCTAACTATATCTAACGGAAACAAAAAACAGTACGCACGATTAGGGAATAATGTTACTAAGTTAATCGTTAGAAAAAACAATCAGAAATTCTATGTACAAAAAGATCCAATTTTATTTACTGATAAAAAATTGATTACGAGTAAATATGATTTGGATTATGTTTACGATGTATTCTTTCCAAAAGGAGTATATATCGTAAAAAGACAGAATAAGTATCAACAATTTATAATCAACAAACAGGATGTTTATAGAGTGATCGTCAATATGTATAGAAGTAATGATACTGATTATTTTATTTACACAACAATCGTAAATAACGGAAATTATATACTAAACAAAAAAATTTTTCTTTCACCCGAAAAAGGATTGTTGATAGTACGTAATGATTAGTGCGGTGATACAGGGAGATTAGTATGATAGAAATCTTTATTCCAATATTTAACGAGGTGTTTAACGTGAGTGAAGCGGTACGCATATCATTGGCTATATTCACAACAGTTATTCTTGTGTTTATAGACACAGTTTTACGAGTATTAGTGGAAGCAAGGAATTACAACCTAGCAACAAAGAGAGAAGTTACAATCAAAAACACTATACTAGCTATCCTATGGAGAGGTTGGGCGGTAGTAAAGGTTGATGGAAAGCCTAAGCGATTTTTAGTGAGTGGCAAGCTACGAGCGGATATGACTAAGAAATTAGTCAAATCCTATCCGTGGCTTTTTTTGTTGGCCTTTATTCTATTAACATTGCCTGATGTAGTAGTACCTGTATTGGGCCGTGTTGATGTATTCCTATGCACATTGTTGTATTTGATACCTATATTTATCGAATTGGCATCGTGTGTGGAAAACATGATAGAACTCGAATTAGTAGAAACGAGGTGGTTTAAACGTGCAATAGATCTATTTAAACAAGTGATTGATTTCGTTAAATCGGTAAAGGAAGCGATTAAATGAAGATTAACTATGAAGATATGATTACGCTGATTGCCTTGGCTAGTGCGTTAATCATGACTATCTATCTTGAACAAAAGGACTTAGCAAGTGTGATAGTCGGTGTATTGGGCGGTTATATTGGTGCAACAGGCGGTGTTAAGCGTTCCCAGTACTTAAATAATGGGGGCGGTGTTGATGAAAAAAAGGAGTGCGAAAAATGAACGAATTAGGGAGTTTGAGTGCAGTATATGAAAGCAATGGAAACCCTGCTTGTGTATCAAGCGGGGTTAACGATGCAGGTGGTATTTCCTATGGTACATATCAATTAGCTAGTAATTGCGGTAGCGTTGATGAATTTCTAGGCTGGGGATTACGGCAAGGCGGATTTTATACAGACTACGCAAGAGCATTGGTTGATAGTGGCGAAATCAATAGTGATGAGTTTATCGAACAATGGAAAGAACTTGGTACTATTGATAGACAAGGATTTGCACAGATGCAACATGACTATATCAAGGCTAAATACTATGACGTAGCGTGTAAATTGCTGCAAGATAACCTGTTCCATGTAGATAAACACTCCGATACATTGAAAGATGTGATATGGAGTAGAACAGTACAATACGGTGTAGGCAATATCATTGATATGTTCAACGATGCATTGAAGTTAATGGAAAAGGCTTTGAATTTAGAATTGCCTAATCTATCCTACGTTGATGATAAACGCTTTGACTATGACATCATCGCTTGTATCTATGATGTATGTATGACTACTGCATGGAATAATAGCGTGTTGCGTGATAATTTGAACGAACGTTTTGCAGATGAAAAGTTTAGAGCGTTGGAAATGCTACAAAATGAATTAAATGAGGTGTAAGCCATGTTAATTAGTAAGTTGGTACAAACTATCAAGAAACACTACAAAATAGCCGTAGCGATTGCCCTATGCGTTTTTATCGCTATTGTAGGTGCATGGATATATCATCACAAACAAAAAGAATTAGAAAAGCCTGTTATTGTTACACAAGAGCAGGTTAAATCACCAAAAGAATTGTCAAAAGCAATTCATGTTACTGAACAGGAAGCACAGGAAGTGATTTCCAAAAAAGAAAGAACTCAACCAATAGCGACTTATTACACACAAGCACCTACAGTAGAAGTTGCAGCAGAAAAGGTGAAACAGGATATTGCACATAGCAACCCTAATGTACCTAAAGCAGCAACTGAAAAATCTGATAGAACCGCAGTAGTTGCTAACACCGATGAACAGAAAGTCGATGTGTACAAAATCAATCTAAACAAAGGACATAAGATAAAAGCTGGTGTTACTTTGATAGATAATAAAGCCTATGAAACCATAGGCTATCAAGCAGGTAAATTTGAAGTGTTAACACATTTCAATGGACAACATTTAGAGGGCGCTAGCGCACTTTACACAGTAAAGGAATGGTGATCTAAATATCTCCGAGTTGCACGGATTGCAACAATCAACTGTTAATTGACAGTTGGAAAGTATTACTTTATAACTGAAAGGAATAACACAATGGCACAAGTATTTACATTTGAAGGAAAAACACATCAATTCGCAGAAGATATTCAACCAAACAAAGAGGGGTTATACATGGCCACTCTTAAAGATGGCGATAATGTAACGTGTGAAATGTGGTTTGTAAATGGCGAACTACACCGATTAATTGAATTAGACTAAACGTATTAGAGGGTAGCTTAATTGCTACCCTCTTTTTTGTTTCGTCAAATATTCGTCAAATTCTAATTGTAAAATGTGGTAAAATATGAGAAGTAATATTTACCGCAAGTAAGATTAATTGCAAGTATAATAATAATTGTGAAATAATTGATAATCCATAGTGAATTGGAGTATAATATATTGATATGTTATGACCATGGAGGAGAAAAACATGAAGCGGGTTCTAGTATCCGTAAAAAGTGTACAACGA